CGCCACTTACTTGAGATGTCGCCGTCGCTCCAGCTCCGACGTTTACGTTTGTAAAATAGTAATGGTAATCATGTAAAGTATCTCTAGTACCTGTTATATCTGCTAACGGTATGGAAATTACTTTATTTTTAAGATAATAGTCTTTAAGCAAATCTCCGCAATTCCAGTTTAAGTAGCCACTTAGTTGAAAATAAGCTGAATTAGCACTTAACGGTATGTATGATGTATTAACCGTGCCTGGTAAAGCTAAAAGACCTTGTCCAATAGGTTGAGGATTACCTCTTGTTCTAAATTTAAGTGTTACATTACCGTGACTTCTAGGCATACCTGTTTGAGGATTTAGCTCAGCTATAATTTTAGAACCTGAGTTAGAAAGACTAGAATCTAATTGTACATACTCTGTCGAAAATCCTACATTAAGTTTATTAACGTTTATATTTTTATTATCAGTACTATCTGGATTATATGTATCTTCTACATCTGCATTAAGATCAAGAACATTTATACCTAAAACTTCAGGGTTTTTATTTATAAATGTTAACAACAATTTTTCGTCGTTTTCGTCTGTAGTAAAAAAGTCTGTTTTAATTAAATTAATATCCTCATATTCTGTAATGGGAGGTTTGTACATAGTAAATTTAACATGTACAGTTTCTACAGTCAAATCATCTCGTTGTAGAGTAAAGTATACGTTACGTTTTACTTTATCAATAAAATCAGTTTGTAATGTATGATCAAATGTAATAGTTGATACAGTGCTAATTGTTGTGTCGGAGATTGCTCTATCAAAGACTAATTCCTTTTCATCATCAAAATTTACAATAACTTTATTGAGTCTAGAAGCAGTAGCTAGATCATATGCTGATAGCCCTCCTAACCAAAACGTTACATTAGTTGTACCAGTTAGATTTTGTGTCTTTGTTTTAATAGCTGGTGCACCGGGATTTGCTTCAACTGTATAACTAAAATTATTCATCTATTAAATCCTTCCTATCATGGCTACCTATTGTTGCAAACCAAGTACCTCCTGGTTGGTAGTTAGCGAGAAAATAGTATGTCCAACCATCTTCGTAGCCTACTTGCTCCCAATTTGCTCCATACTTCTTATGTATTCTTTTTGCTTCATTTAGAGATATTGTTATTGCCTGTTCTGCAGTTGCATCATCTATTTCATCCGGTACGTTTTTATACTCCCACTCTTCTTCAAACCTAATATCTAATGTTTTATTTTCATCATTATCAGGAGGTGGTGAAGATACTTGCATGCCGCTTTTACAATATTTAACCGGTCCGGAATCTTCAGCTCTTCTATTACCATTTTCATCAACTGTATAAAACCAGTAGGGGGTTGGATTAGAAGGTAAAACCCAGTTCGTATGTGTTGGAGAGTCTTGTAGTGCTTGACTGGATAAAAAGTCTTTTAACTGCTTATTAAATATATCGTTAGTCTGTTTCTTAAAGGTCTCAGTACCTTCTTCTTCATGCCATGTATACCAATTATGTCCCGTTCGACTCCCTTTTAGCTCTGCGATTCCGCCTACTTGATCCCATAATGTGTATTTTACATTTCCGTTTTCTGAATAAGAATTATACCATAAGAAAGTATCATTAGGTACAGCTTGACCTTGTACTATATTAATTGCAGGTCCAGTGTCTGACTCTTCTAGTTGTAAATGATGGATGTTTCCTTGTAATACACAATATCTCTTCCACCCGGACCAATTACCTGTTGCTCGAGGAGCAGGCGGTAATTGATCTATACCAGGTTCTTCAGGTAGTAATGTACTCTCTATATCCTCTTGTGTACCTGGGAGAATTGTTATCGTGGAAATATTATTCTCAGGTAATTCTCCTTGTTCAACAAGGTTAACTTTATCGTCTATCTCTTCTAATGGAATATCTTTAAGAGTAATTTGTACCATTTTTTGCGTAATTTCAGCTCCTGGTAAACAATCATTTTCATTTATATTTTCTACATCTTTATCATATAAGGTCCTAGCGAGCTTACCTCTTACATGGGTAGTAAGAGTTATGTCTGCTTTATTATTTTTTTCTGTTAATGAATCTAGTGTAGCTCCAAATTTGCGTAAAGATTTAGAAACAGGGTCAATATAATTACTAATAGTAGATCCCTGTTGGGTTACGTTAATGTTTGATGTCTCGTTGACTTCTGTATCAGATAAATCGTATGTGGTAGTGGTTGTGGTTTTAAAAGGATTTTTAACAGTCACTCCTGTTACTTCGAAAGATTTAATTTCAAATCTAGAAGCATACTCTGACGTAGTAAAAGACAACCCCACATTTAATAAATACGGGTCGCTATTAAACATAGCATCTATATTACCTAAATTATCAGTATCGACCCATCTCTTATAATCCGGTACGGTGTTTAATTTAAATTGTAAAATTGTATTGTAATCAGTATCACTTGTTAATTTATTATATACTGTAACTAAGTTACCTTTATTGCTCAAATCGATTCTATAATCAACAAACGGAGCATTTGCACCTGAAATATTCGTATTTGTTGTATGTAATGGTACGTTCTTTCCAGATGTATCATCTAAAGCAATAGCAGTCAAAGGAGCATATTTGTGGTATGTATTACCTCTTATGCTGATAGAACTTGCCAATCCAGAAGTAGTAAATGGATTGTTTGGCAGTGTAACGTTTTTAGTCCCGGGTTTTTCATCATCTGTAGATAAAAATTTACCACGTATATCAAAACCAACCCCCAAATAAGATTCGGCTTGATTTAATATGTTAATTTGCTGAGTAGATAGAGGTAATGTACATTCAACTAATCCACTCACTGGTATTATAGGGCCTTCTTTTTCTGTACTATGATATTGTGCTGGGCTATATCCTAGAGTATGTCCCGTGCCGTTAGGTATAACTTTATTAGGTACTGCTTTATGAAAATATACACAAAATCCTTCCCCCGCACCACTAATTGGAAAATTTTGTAAAAATCTAGATGCGTTATTTGCTGTTAAACTTTGAGTGGGGCTAAAGGCAGATGGGTTAGCTGTTGTAAAAGCGCGAGCTCTAAAATCTACACGGATTGTATAATTCGGGTCAAACGCTGTATACTCATTATTATAAGTAATATAACCACCACTAAATTGATGTGGCCAATTAATATCTCCTGTCACCATACTTGAATTCGAGGAATAACCTCCAGATGAACTCAAAGTTAAATTAAAACCAAGTGTATTATTATACACATTATGTACTGGCGGTACTCTATAATTTACTGCTCTTTCATAACTATTAAAATACGAATCGCTATTATTTCTTACAATATTACCACCTATCTCTAAATCTGAGTTTAAATAACCAGAAAGAAATGTATATGGAGAGTCAGCTCTAATTTTGTCTTTCGGTAAAAATACATCTGTATCTAATAATGTAAATTTACTGTCTATATTTTGTAAAGTAAAATTAGTTACGCCAATTCCGTCAGCAGATAAACTACCATATCTACCTAAAAATGTTACGGTGTACTTATTTGTATAGTCATTATAATTAATGAATGGTTTCGATATACTCTCAAAATCTGTACCAGTCGGACAAGACGGAGTGACTGCAAATAAATCAGATGTATTATCTGAAACAAATGAAGCGAGATTTTCAGGGAAAACTCTTGTTTTAAAATTACTTTCTTTATCTATCTTATATACAATAGGTACTGAACCAGAAAGAGTTTCAGTTGACCCTTCACAGCGCGCTGCCGTTACAGCACTTACAATACAAACAAAAAACTCATCTGTCTTGTCATTATAAAATAAATCTGATTGTTTCGGTTCAAACATTATAATTATTTACTTAACTTATTAGAGAATTCGAACTTGCTGCGATTTTAAATTTACCATCTTCAAAATTATATAACTCTGTTAATGTTTCTGTCCCAGTTTGTATATAAATAGTATTATCTATAATATCGAAATCTCTTATATCATCTGTTTTAATTCTCGTTTTTGTTGCTGCAGAATGCTTATTAAATAAATCCGCCATTTCCGCAGATAATGGATTTACTTTTTGTGTGTATGTATTTCGGATAAAAATCTCTCCCCCACTTACATATTGTTGTTCGAATAAATGTACGGCCGCTGTAACAGGGTTATTTAACGAAGATGCTTCGTATGTTGTAGTACTATAATCATGGATAGCTGTTAGATCTTGTTGTACAGAGGTAATGTAAGGGACAGTTGTATTTTGAAAATGTCCGTTTATTACATGTTGACTACCGCATGGATGATCAACAAAAGGACCACAATCAACTATACTATCAGATTCTATATCCTGTAACTCACTACAAGCTGTTGTTGATAAAGGAGCATAAAAAGAATCTGAGCTATTATACTCATCTGTATTAAGAGAAACAATATGTGTATCAAATAAAGCTGACCCAGAGGGATACTTTGTATTAACTCTATCAGTTATATTATTGAGAGCTGTCCCAGTAAAACCATCTGTCTCCGCGCTAAGTTCTGCTGCAGTAATCGCTGCAAGTACTGAGTCAAAATAAAGACCATCATACACTTCGCATGCTGTAATATCTGTTGTAGTTGTAGATGTTTCTGATATATAGCTAGCTCCTGCAAGTCTCTTAGGGTAACTATTTTTAAGAAAAATAAATTCATTGCCGAATAAATCAGTTTTTAATTTTATACCGGTTTTATTATTAATAATTAAATCATCTAATCGTTCTGTTTCAGGATATACATTTAAATTACTAACTGGATATACATCCGTATTTTTCCATATATTATGTTCTTTACCAGTCCAAAAATTAATAGAATCTTCTTTTTTATTAATACCCACAGCGGAATAATCTAATGTATTTTCTTGGCTTTGATAACCGTAATTTCTTAGTAATTTATTATTATAGAATTGTACAGATGATCCAGTATTAGTATTTTTGTACTTAATATTTTTATTAGAATATATAAGAGGGACATTCTTTTTGATAGTAATATTCCTCACTATATTGTCTCCGACCTTAGCGTTACCTACTATTTCAACACCAGGCTGGTATTTGTATGGATCAGGTATAACATACTCAGTATTGGTAAATGCTGAGAGTTCCACGTAAAAAGACAAATCGCTTGAATAAAATAATGAGGTACCTGTATTTGAGTAAGATAATTGCTCTGGAAAATCTTTTCGGTTTTTTAAATTTGTTAAATTTTGCGCAGTGTTTGCCCCGTAGCGTTGAAATAAATTACCGGTAGGGTTTTTTGATTTGAAAATATTATCTAAAGTATAATTATTTGTTTTTTTAGTGAGTAGAAACAAATCGTTAGATATGTATTTTTCAATTAAATCCTTCTCTAAAGTATACAACAAATTTTCTAAACTTTTATTTTCATTTTTAAAAAATCGCTCAGGTAATCTATTGTAATTAGTAAACCGTTGATTGATTGAAAGTCTACCATTCCGTATTTTTTTCGCGAATGAGTTTGTTTTTAATTTAAGTTTTCTACCACCTTTATTAATAGAAATTGATTGTACAACTCTTTCACTTTCTTGTTTTATTTTACTCTTTAAGTTTTTTACTAACCGAGCATCTGGTTGGGAGGATTTATATAGAATAGAATTATCTGTAACAAGAGAGTTAATTAATATTTTTAATCTATTAGATATTTGAGATATATTAACATTAGTTGTATCGGTTTTTTCAGATATGAATTCTTTATTTGATAATAAATTTATAATAAAATTATGTAGATATTTTTCAATACCCAATTTAGATATCTTAAAATTATTTTTAGTTTTTGTGAACTGAATTTCGTCACGTACATCTTTGGAATTATTAAGTTGTTGTCTGATCGCTGCTGTGTAATAATGTACGGCGAGTTCTAATTCATAAACATCATCGGTATCAATTTCATTTATAAATGACTGTATTTTTTCAGGGAAAGAAGATATATTTATATTTTGTAAGAAACCTAAATAAATGGTTTTTTTATAGTTTGTGTCGTTGGTAGTATTGGTAGATTTCTGCTCTTTCCACTCTATAAGATAATTATTGTAACCTAAAGATAACTCTGCAGCGCTAGATTTATCTTGTTGATATGCTTTCCAATCTAAAAACGATAATGGATTAGTTGTATTTAAGTCTATCATTTATAATAATAACCCTTTCCTTATTTGATAATCTAAATTGTTGTAAACAATACCTCCGTCATTATCCCAACTGCCACTTAACGAAGTAACTCCTCGAGTAACTGTATTATATGTGTTGTTAAAATCTATAACACTATTTTTTATATTTTCATTACTTGATGTTGTATCATATGTAGTATACGGGTAAAATTCATAAAATGTATCTAACCCACTAGCGCCAGATATTGTTGTATCTAATGCCCAACCCCAGTTACTTCCAAATTGGTTATATACAGATAAAGAATATGAACTTGTTTCACCGGTAGACGAACCGTCAGTATAATATGTAGGTATTTTTTGAGGTCTAATTAGAATATATTCATCGTTAAATCTTTGCTTTGCTACAAAAGGTGTACCAGCTGATACAACATAAGAACTAGTTGTAATTTTGCTATTTAAATTAATATTACGACTTATAGCAGAAGTAGTGTAATATTGAGTATCGAAATTTCTATCAAATCGTTCATATCCACCTATTAATTTTGATATTTTAATACTAAACAAATCATACAATCGTTTTAATTCAGGTGGGGGTTCCGGTAAAAGAAGATTAATCTCTTCGTTTAGAAAATCGTAAAAACTTGTAATATTTTTAATATTACATACATCTACATCATTGTTATTACCCACAAAATTAGCAATTTTCTCAAATACAGTCTTACCAAACACAGTAGGACTAGAACTAGCCTCTCCTACGAAACTTGTAAAAATACCATCGAACAACTTATCATATTCATGCATGAAAGATTGAAATCTATAACTTTTTATTGTTTGACTGTAATCAATATCTTCGTTAATTTTATAAACTTCAGAAGAGTTTGTTGAAGGTGCTATTGTAAATGTATAAGAACCAGTAAGGATGTTTGTTGAACTTGAAGTAGTACCTATACCTACATTCCCTGTACCTGATCCTATACTTCCGGTAACGCCAGTTAAGGAAATAAAATCAGTATTTTTACCAGTTACATATATTGTCCATGTACCAGATTCAGTTGGGTTAATATTTGTATATAAGAAACTACTTAGTTCAGTTTTCTCTGTTGTAGTGTTGTACGGGAATTTATTTGTACTTAAACTGCTGACTGCGCTATGACCTGAACCAGTTGCATTACCAGATACGAACTCAACATAAAACGTATTGTCTGCAGCTGAAGTAATCGTACCTACATTAGTTGTATATTTAAATTTATCGTAGTATTTGAGAATATTATTTTTTCTATCTCGTACGCCTATTAAAACTTGAAATTTATCTCCTTGTCTTTTGTATTGTATAGCAGACATCTCAGGCATTCCAGTAGAAGTAAAACTAAAACTATGTGGCGCTGATTTATTAACACGTAAAGAAAATCCTTTACGTTGATTCTGGCTTTTTACGTCAGCGCCTGCAGTGGGAGTCTCAAGATAGTTTAATCCTGATCTGTTTTGGTCTATATTTATATTCTCAACATAAAAATCATTAATTTGATGTTTGCTAGTATCTACGCTTATTAGTATATCTACTCTGTTAGTAGGTAAATCATCATAATAATAAAAATAGGAACCTGAGGTAGGAGATGTTGCATATAATAATTCAGCGCTTAGCTCATCAAGTAATGTGTTTGCAGTACTAACTCCAACACTTTCTACCTTATTGTTTTTTACATAAAAATATTTCGGAGTTAAATCTAACTGCTTATTACCAGGTAACGGCATGCCTGAAACATTTTCGTAAAAAGCATTATATGGTATTAAGTGAGCGTATCTGTTTTCAGTGTCATATGGTTTAGACTTGCTCCCACTAGCTGCTAGAAAAATTGTAGATGGTTCGTCTAATACGTAATCCTGCCAGGAAAGATCTATATGTACTTGAAATGGGGTGTAATCTCCTGTGAATACGTTTACGGGCGCGGCAGTTTCGACTTTTATATCTGTCTCCTTATAATTAAAAACTGATACAGATTGGTTCATTGTGTTTGGTACGGCGTTCCCGCTTTTGTCGTACAAAAACATATTAACATTATAAACTCCTGGGAGTTTAAATTTATGAGATACTGTTAAATCATTTGTAGCGCTTAACGAAGTACCATCTCCAAAATCGAACACAACTGTTTTTGTTGATATTGCAGTCGGTAATAATTCAGTTAAATTATTTGAGGTGAGTGCAGGAGTAAATGTAAACTTTGATATTTTCGTATAACCTACGTTTGTAGCAGATAGAGAATGGGCGGATAAATGACTTATAGTCGTATTACCCTTTTTAATCTCATCTGTTGTGTTTACTCGTACTTTAATCGGTACTGGTACACTTACAGGACAATTATCTTTACATTCAGCCATTAATATTCAATTACGGTTTTGGTTAAAGCTTCAGTTTCTACAATTATTTTTTCTTTGAACTGTTTATCATTTTCAATATAAGGTATTTGAAATGGTCTTAATTGACAGAATGTCTCTACAAATTTTAAATCTCTACCTAAATGTACAGGGTTAAAAATACATAAAGAAACTCCATTAGTAGTTACATTAGTGTCAGTTCTTTTTGTTTTTATCCCTACAATACCATTTATATTTTCAATATCTGTATTCAATTGTTTTACATCAATTGTACCTCCTAGTTTCAAAGAAGTTATATGAGACGAGATAATATTAAAAACTTTACTTTTTAAATTATCTTCATTTACAAGTGTTCGAGGCTCTCTTATTATGACTAATTGTGTATAATCTTTATATTCAAGCTTTACTGGTTCATTAATACTTTTCGACGATAAATCTACACTCATATACATAGGATCAATAAAAACAATTTCACTATTTAACAGTTTATAATTTTTAATGTCTCTTTGTATTTTTTCTTTTAACGTGGGAGACAAGTAATTAGACCTTGTAACTATTGATTTGTTTTTTCTTAAGTTGGGTACGATTGTTAAGTATATATTATTACTATCTGAACTATCAGCGAAATATGTTTGATTAAACAAAGCATTAGCTTCTTGAGTGTAATCTGTAAGACCTAGCTCAGTATTTAAATAGTGTAAATAATTATTAACATAATCACTATTGTTTAATACTGTAACATCATATATTAAATTTTTAAAGTTACTACTTATAAATGTTTTATAATCTGCTTTTGTGGTTAGTTTATATTCTGAATTAAAAAACCTAGGGGCGTTTTGTTTTATTTCTTTTACACTCTCTTCATCACCAAAATCAGTACTATCTTCTGAGTTGGAAACATTTATTTTTACTGAATCTTGTATAGAGACATAACTAAGAGATGTATCTTTCACATCGTCGAAAATCGTATCAAATTGAGTTGTGTTGTATATATTAACTGGAGTATTTGCAAAAGCGTTTTTGGTTACCTTACCTTCTTCTCCACTTGACTTAAGATAATAAACTGCAACAGTATCGTTAACATTTAACTTTTTACCATTTACATTATTACCAAATTTAATCTCATAATTTTTATTTTCATTATAACGAACTTCAAATTTACGTTCATTTGGTTTAGCTAGAAATAAGCTAGGACATCTTGTCCATTTATACCATTTGTTGTTCTCATTTACTTCTTTAACATATACAAATATATTAAAATGATCTACAATTACATCTTCCCCTGGTAATAAATTTACTACTTCAAATTTTTCCCCTAAAGCTAATACAGGCGGAAATTCCTCTATTGTACCTTCATACATTAATTCATTTCCAACAGCGGTTATGGTTTCTGTAGCTGTAGTTGTCTTTTCAAATGTTAAATCATCTGATAAGGTGTATGTCTTACCATTAGCAGATATAAAACTAAATTGAGGTAATGTATAATAACCGACGGATAAATCACTTGTACCTGTTATTGTTATAGGTAAAACAGAAGATTGTTTACCTGTAGGTTTGTAATCTATAAGTTTAGTTAACCTATTTATATTTTCGAATAATTCTGCATCGTTAAAATTACTTTCAGAACTAGTTTGATTTAAGTAAAAAAGTAATGTATGATATGAATAGGCTACAATATCTATTAATGCGGAAATATTACTACCCTCGAAATTTTGATCTGTAAAGTTAATTGAGCTGTCGTTATTGATACGATCAATAATTAACTTACGTAAGCTTTGAGCGTCAAAGCTTGTATAAGCGTTAGTCGGTAGATTAAATTCTGTAAAGTTTGCCATATTATATGTAAGTAAAATTTTCCCTGTTTAATATTCCAGTCACTGCTCTTTTTTTATTATTTAATAATGGAATAATCACACTCATAGTTATTTTATACTCATTATCATCAGGTCTGGAAATAATGTTAACATTTTCAACTCTCACTCTTGGTTCAAATCTAGGTAATTCTTCTACTATTTTATTACCTATTAATGTCGCGTTTTCTTTTGTAATGTTTTCAAAAAGAAATTGCTCAAGATCTAAACCAAATTCCGGTGATAATATTTTTTGACCTTTTTTAGTATTAAAAATATTATGTATTGAATTGAATATCGCTTCCTCATCATAACTTATTTTTAAGTCTTGAGGGTTCGCATTAGCTCCTACAGGAGTATTTGGTTTAAAACTATCTAAAGATAAATCCAAACTTAAGTCTGCATAAGAATATTTGCGATAACTATCTTTATTTTTGTTATCTTTTAATATGTCTAAGTTAAGAGCCATGTATAATTATTTAATTTAAGAATGCTTAAAAGCATAAATAATTTAAATGAGTAAGTTCGATACATTATTTGAGGCTCAAATAGGCAGGTTCATTAAATCAGGTCCTATTGCTGGAGATTATATAAAATTTAAATCTGACCTAAAGACATCTGATTGGTATAAAAGTTTAGATGAAGCTCGAAAGTCTTATGTAGATAACATCATTACTATAAGTGAAGAAGGAAAACCAGTAATGTTATCTACAATTAAAAAAGCTGTATATGAGACTGAGACTACTGATTCAGACAAACAACTCGCTGATATAGCTGTAGAGATCTCTCCCGGTTTTTATGCGGAAAAGCTTACTATCCCGTTAGAATTATTAGAATTTGATATTTCTTCTGCTGATGCTCGTGGGACTCAAAAAGATGAAACTAATAATCAAAAAGATAACGTTTCTCTTAAGCCTGAGGTACATGAAGACAAAGAGATAGAGGTAGGCCAGCAAACTAAAGTACCTAACGGAGACTACGAGTTATCCACTGCGAAATATATCTCTGAGGTTTAATCTAACTCAAGAATACATGAATAGAAATTGATCTCCTGATCAATACAAATACTATTCTGATAAAAATATTTAGAGACTGTTATTAACCAGTCTCTCTTTTTTTCTTCATTTATACCAGAAAATTCATATATGAAGTCAAATAATTTTTTAAATAAAAGATCATAATCATTATTGAATAAACTTTCATTCTCAATAATATATTTTCTTATCTTCATAAATTGTTTCTTTACTAATAAATCAGTAACGTCAGTAAAGAAACTAGTAGAATCAAATATTGTTTGTTGGTTACCGCCTGATAAATGGTATTTTTGTAGATTATTTATACCACCTCTGAAATCCGGATAACTAGTATCCACGATTTCCATAAAATCGGTCTTAGTAATTGTTACATTTTCTTTTTTAGTAATACTAATTAATTTTTGTATATAATCTGTTTTTGCATATGAAATATTAATTGTTTGGCATCTACTTTGTAGAGCTGGGATAATTTTATGTTTATAATTAGCAGTTAGTATGAATCTAGTTAGATCGTGATATTCTTCAATAGAATTACGTAATGCTTTTTGTGCATCAACAGATAACCCATCGCACTCATCTAGAATAATAACTTTGATATCGCCAAACAGACTTTTCGTTTGAGCAAAATTTAGTACTTTAGTTCTTATAGTATCAATACCATTTTCATCAGATGCATTGATATATAGATATTGACATTTAAGAATATCATTTACTATGACTTTAGCTAAAGTAGTTTTTCCAATACCTGGATGGCCTACAAATAAAATATTAGGTAAATTCTTATCGTCACTTACCTTAGAGAAGTAAGTGATAATATTATCATTTAAAACTAAATCATTTAAAGTTGTAGGTCTATATTTCTCGACCCAAATATCAGATATTTCCATTATGCTTTGTCAGTTGATCCAAATCCTGCGTCACCACGATCAGCTTCAGTAACTTCATCAGCCCAACTTACGTTAGCTGTAATATGAGGGTACAAAACTAACTGAGCAATTTTACTGCCTGCAGGCAGAGTCCAATCTGAACCGCTGAAATTATAAAGCTTAACTCCAAGATCTCCACGATAGCCATTATCGATAATACCCAAATGAGGTTGTAAACTCTTCTTAAAACCTAGACCACTTCTTGGCTCAATTCTAAACCACCAACCTGGTTCTAAATAACCTAACGTTAAGCCAACAGGAACTACAGCGGAACCTTTAGCGGGTATTAATGCTTCTGCTACACTAGTTAAATCATAACCAGAATCACTTGCATGTGCTCTCTCAGGTAATTTTGCATCCTTATGCGTCTTGACGAACTCCATTTTTACACTACTCATAACACTAATATAGTGTAAATAAATTGTTATTCAAGTAAATAATTTTATGGATGATATTAATCCGGAAGATTTAATTTCGCAGTTAAAAACTTTACCTGCGGATAGTAAAAAACTAGAACGTGTTGCTGCACAGCATCCTGAAATTAGTCGAGAAGATTTAGAAGATTTTGTTATTAAGCAATCCTCTAAATTAATACAAGATAGTTCAGAGATGATAGACAATATGAAAGAAGTTGTACATCACTTACCTGAAGCAGATAATATGTCTGCTTTATCAGAGTTAGTCAAAGCGTCTACTGGAGCATTAGAAACATTGAACAAAATTGTAATCCAAGATAAAAAATCCAAAACTACAATAAAAACGAAAGAAATGGATATTGAATCCAAGAAAGAATTACAACAATCTGATCAATCTCATTCTCTTACAATGAGCCGGGAGGAGGTAATATCTAAACTGTTAAAAGATAGTAAAGATATAATTGATGTTACTTCTCAAAGTAAAGCTCCAGATCAATTATCCACTTGTTAATGTATCAGTAGTGAGAGGGGTGTTGTATTTTATTTTATTGCCTAAAATATCTATAGCTTCTTGATCTCCTTCAATTGTGGTTGTTATTACTGCAGGTACGTTAACTTGTTTGTCATTAAGTTTCGCTGATGATAACCATAATAATACTTTGTAAGCGTCCCCCAAAGTATTACCAATATTTTCATTTATCTCAGGTTGGTTTTCTTTTAATCTTTTATAATGTAAATGATCAGTAACTAAATTTTCTCGATGAGCGTCAGTACTAACGTCTGTTGTGTTTATTACTTGCTGCATGTTTCTCTTAAAAATAGCGTCAACACGCTTATTGAGACCTATTATATTTGTTCTTGTTTCAAATTCTAATTTATCATCTATAATACTATTATATGGTATAGGTGTTGGATCTCCGTCATCATCCGCATAGTGAGTATATCTACTATCAGGGAATTGATGTTGAAAGAATAAAAAACCAACACTTTCAGAAAACTCCTGTAGTATAGTATCTTCAATATTAATTTTACTTTCTAATATTTCTTTTACTTTAAAATGAGTTCTTCTATATTCATCTAACCACCACGCAATAAATTCTCCTCCTTCGTCAGAACCTATATCAAACCCACCAGAGCTTGTTTTTGATACTTTAGATAAATCTAAACTTGCTTTAGTTAAGTCTTCCCAAAATTCCGCTTCAGCTGTTATAGGGTCAGAATTAAATTTAGTAGTTCTATATAACTTACAAGCGGCGACATAATCTTTATAATTATCTATAATACCAGAAAAGTTTGTTGCTGATATATGAAAATCGACTGTAGTAAATAATTTACTATTTACTATATTAGGTATTCCTGTTTTTGCTGGCGTCAAACTCATTTTATCTTAAATATTTTTGCAGCTGTAATATTACTTACTGCTTGAGTTGGAGTTAGTGTCGTTACATTTTTAGTCACAAACCAAAAACCATTTGTTTCTTTAATAAATTTATTCTTCTCTGCAAAGTCTAATTTAATACCTACAAAATTACATGCTTGTACATTTAAATTACCAGGAGAAACAAAACTTATTTTATCACTATCCATTAAAGTTTTATTTTGTAAAGTTGTTTTACCTAAAAATTCATTATAACTTGATGAGTAATCCATAATTATATTTTTTGCATTTTTATATATTTTTCCTTTTTGTATATCAGCTATTTTAGATTTTGAATCAGGAAAGTTTTTACTATAATCTTTATACTCTTCTGTCAAGTTATTTATACTACCGTTTGAATCGTTTAATTTGTATGTTTTAGAACCTATATCATAATTTATTAACCGATGATCAGTTATTGACGTATTGCTATTCAACGGATTTTTAAGGTCAAACTTTACTTCGCTTAATTCTATATTAACAAAATTAGTACCTATAGGGAATAATATATTACTTTCTTCGTTACTATAATCTCTTTTAACTTCTCCTGTTGTAATTTCATAAGCTAAACTTATGTTATTTTTAACATTAGAAAAAATGTCCTTTAGAGATAATAGTTGAAACTTACCGTTTATATATTTTATAATCCCCATGTCTTTGTTACTTGATACATAACCTGACATTAAACTGTTTAAAGCATCTAAAGCTGTATAGTCGGAGTATAAAATATGTTCAGTTCTAGAAATACCTGAGTCCCATTTAGAAGAAATACAATCTTTATTAACAAAAGTTTTCAGCAAATTTTTTATTGCATCCCCAGTTAATACTTGTCTATCTCCGCTGCTCAATTGACTGGTATTTTTATCTAATAAATTATTTGTACTCCATGTAATTTTTTTATTAGATAAATGGTTATATAATATATCAGAAAAATACAAAATAAGAAATCTTTGATTATCTTTGATAATATGATCTCTACTATTTATTGAATAAAAATTATTCACAGTAGTAATCTTTCTATTCTCTTTTTTGTTGAGTATTTCTTCTACCTTTATGTACAACATTTCTTCTCCAGCCCCGGTAAAATTAAATTCTAATCTCCCTCTTATTTCATCAAGATACGCACCAGGATATGTAACAGATTGACTAAAATCATCAACCACTTGTAATGAACCAAAACTAAACGGAGATTCATATAATGATTCTAAAGTTAATTCTCCGAACATTGTATTTCTTAAAATACGGAAGCCACCGTCAGAGTTAAAAAGATATATAGTTAACATATACTCTCCCCCACCTTGCACGTTTATATTAAATGAAGGGTCGCTAGTACTGTTTAATGTTGCGATTGCAGGTTTACTCATAACTGCCTAGTTATTTCAGCTAAAACAATATCTATCAAGTCAGGTTTTATTACTTTATAAATTCTTCCAGGTTCAGGATTATTAATGGGATTGTATACTTTATTTACAATACAAATTAACCACCAAAGATCTTGAGTACCGTATACATCATGAGATAATGCAGTCCATGGCTTTCGTGCATTTACACGTATGTTAAAAAACACTTCTTCTTGTATATCATCAGGTAGAGATATTTTTTTAATAATATTATAAAAGAAATATGCGTCAGATTTTGCCATCTTAAAAATATTCTCATAACGAGTTTCTTTTAAGCTTTCTAATTCGGTTATATTATTCTGAGTTTTGTTTAAATCTGTTATCATTATAAATTAAATCCTTCCTCCATGACAGAAACTGTATTTGTTCTTTTTATACTATCATAATATAAATTTTTACTTTCTGGTAATAAACTCGATATTTGAAAATTTATTTTATAAGCTTCAGGTATTAATACAGATGATTGCACACCACCGACATTAATTAAAATAGATCTTCTTACCCCTACCATATCTATTTGTATAGAGTCTAACGTACACCATATGTAACTAAATACACCAGGTAAAAATGCTCTATAAATACATGGAGGTAACAGTACATTTTTATTTACCCGTCCTGGTAAATTTTGATATAAAAGCAAATATACGAAATTAAAGTTCTTCTCAAAATCATTACCGTTAGTATTATCTAAATGAAATGTTACATTAGTTGATGGCATTCCAGAAGTGTCGTAGTCGAACTGTTTTGCAAGATCTACCCCAATAGCTGGTGCTGCTAATCTAGATACTCCTTTAAATAAATCTCCAAACATTTCGAGAAACCCTTCAGTACTACCCCAACTTGTATTTACATTTTTATATGAAGAACCTGTAAAAGGTACACTATAAATAAAGTTAGATTTCTTGACACCATATAAGTTAGCGTAACTTTGTAAATGATCTGCATTTGGCTCTGTTTGGCGAAAATCTTCTAATTTAGCAGTCGGTGGTGTTTGTTGTTCGTTAGTTCCAAACATACCAGCAACTGCATTAAGTACTGTACCTACTTCTGATTGAAGATTAAAACCAAACGCAGTTTTAATTGTATCACTTACACTCTGACCAAAGTCTGCAGCTTGTTCAGTAAACCTCTTTAAGTTCATAAAAAAGGCTGGAGAGGTAACATAAAACTCAGTTAAATGGATTGAAGGGGTATTTCTTACTGCATCAGAAAGCGGGTCTGATTTCGTCCATGGGAAATCTGATTTTATATTAATATGAGGACCATATTCAGACGGTACAGCTTTCATTAAGTCTCCTTTCGTAAACGACTTTAAAGCATCTCCTGATACATCCCCAGCGAACTCAATTGCATTTTCTAATGAATCACCAATTTTACTATCGCCTAGATCGACATCTTTAGTAGTACTGGTAATTAAATTATCGTTTTGTATACCTACGTCCTTTTTAAATTTAAAAATTTTACTCATTTTATTGACCTCTCTTTTCTTTCTCAATTATTATTTGTTCTGATGGAGATAAAGCTGACCCATTGTTTATTGTTTTTTGATCTATAATTAATGGTCCTGATCTTGGAACATAATTCGGGTCTGAAAGTTGTCTTTGTCTCATAATCATTTCGGGATCAGTCCATTCTATTGGTCTTATACTACCCTCTCCAGGTAGAAGAGGTGCGTCATCAGGTATTTTTTTAAGTTCTTGGTCTACCTGTTCTGACATTTTAATATTTAATTCTTTTGCTTTTTCAAGCTCTCTTTTATTTTTAACGTTTTCTATATATAAAAGATCTATGATTTTATGATTTGCTTCTTCAAGTTTTTTTCTATCTAGCTTCGGATCAACTTCCATTAATTTATCAATTCGTTTTTTCTTTAAAATTTCTTGACCTTCAGTAATGGCTTGATTAGCTCCACCATCAAATATCTTCGCGTACGCTTCCCCTATATTTTCACCCATCATTGCCGAGGCATACGCTGGGTTTAAAAGTACATCTAACGTTTTCCCGCCTATTCCTTTTTTCTTAAATTCTTCTCTGAAATTATCTAATGCATCAGGGTTATTCATAATTTCGATTGCATCATTCACGGTAAATCCTGCTTCTACTAGTAACGCGAATGGGCCTAAAAATTTAGATGCGGCGCGAAGACCAGTTTTTGATGCGGCTTTAGCTGCCCCCTTTTTAATAACTGAATCAGGTCTATTTTTAATAGCATCGCCAATTTTTTGAGTACCTCCTCTTGTTTCAATTGCTTTGCCTTGTGGTTTATTTACATCATAGTATTTACCTGATTTAGCTTTTACTTCTAAATTACCAGTTTTCTTGTTTGTTCTATATTCAAGTGGTGGTTTAGTTGGTTTAGTAGGTTTACCTGTTCTAGGTAGGGTCGGTGGTTTAGGTTTAGTAGGTTTACCAAAGAATTTTTTATACAATCCTCGAACACCGAGCGCTGTACCTCCTAACCCAAGTATGGTACCTAATAAACCTATACCCTCTTCAGCAGGCTTTGATAATTCTGACATACCAAGTTGATTAAGTAGGCTCCCAGTACCGGCGCCAAGTCTTTCACTTTTACCTCTAAGATCAAACCCCTCGCTCTTCTTTTCTCTTTCTTTTTCGGATTTACTATCAGCGTCAGAAGTTTGGCCTCTTAATCTTGTAGCTGTAGGGTCTAATTGACCGTTAGTCTTGCTTTTATCAGCATCTGAAGTTTGACCTTTTAAACCAACATTATATGTACCATTTTTACCAAATTGATTGTTTTGGTCTTTAATTAACTTCTCAATATTACTTAAAGAAGTAGACATCTTAGTAAGGCTTTTGTTTAACACGCTTACTTTTTGGTTTTTTTGATCTTCTTTATCTTTTTTATCTTCTTTAAATTTGTCGCGCGCTTGTTGAGTTCTTCGCGGTGATGGCTGGATTAATTTTTTAATAGAACCTGTTAGTCTATCAATAGATTTGTTATTTGTAGATATTTTGTTTCTTAAGTTTTTAAGTTCTTCTTCAGATGTAGAACCTGCCAACAATACTGCGTCGGTTGTATCTTTTTGTTCTTTTTGGAGATCATTAATTCGATTTATACTTGTATAAATCGTTTGCAGTATTGCTCGAGTATCTTCGTCAGGCATATATAATTATTTAATTTTATATGCTAGTGTAGAACGTAAAATCTCCTTCTAGTTCTCTTAAATCATTAATACTCTCTAGATTACTACTAATATGATTAGAAATATTATTAATAATAGTAGTATCAAACATTAGAAAAACATCATAACTGAAACTTGGTTCCATTTCAGAAATGTTGTATAATTGGTCTTCCCCGAACTTAATTTCTTTTATAAACCTAAAATTATCGAAATATACAATATCAATATCAGCGACCTTCTCACGATTTAACAGAAAGTTTAATAACGTTGCTTCCTTTTCAAGAGAAGGTATGTAATAGTTTACAGACATTAACGTAGATGAGTTAAAATTAAAAGTTTGGTCTTTAATATCTGATACATCAAACTTAAGTTTCTCATCTATGTTTTTAATATTATTATACCATTCTCCAAGTAGTTTTATTTTATCGAAAAAATTTAAAGATTGACTGGAGTATGACTGTATATGTTTATTAATGAATCTCAAGTATCTTAATGCAGCTTCGTTCTCTCCGTTCACTTCATTAAGTTCGTCTTGTAATTTATTTTGAAAATTAATGTTGAGTTTCTCGACTTTAACAGGAGCTTCTAAAGAAGGTAGATTTACTTCGAATGTACAAAGTTCTTTAAGTTTATTTATTATTTCGTTCATTTATAGTTTTTATACCTCTCTCTACATATTGTTTTACAGAATTATAATCTAATTTATCAAAATCCGTATAATTAAAATTAAACTTTTCCATTAAAAACATTTGTTCATTCAATAAGGAATCTACATTGTTAATTAATGAAAGATATATTACATATATTATTGATTCAATATCGTATTTAAATCTACTTGATACCTCTTTATTAATATAGTAAGAGTATATGTTATTAATATTACTTTTATACTGTTGTATAGTTTCTTGGCATTTATTTATTATATCATATGATAGAAAATTATAGTCTGTTTTTGCATTAAAAATAAATTCAGTTTTTGAATCATTAAAATGTATTTTTTTAATAAAATACAAATCATTACATTCTGTAATTATACTAGGGTAAGATATAGTAACAATTATATCATTTAAATTAATTTCAGAGGATTTTATTTTAGGAATATTAGTAATGAAGTTTTCATTATATAAAATAATTTCCCTCTTGTTATCATTTAATTTTATGTGTGAGGTAGATAAATTAAATTTTAACTTTTTTAATTCATCGAGAAATTCTATAACATTATCAAAGGAAATCTTTTTAGATAAAAAATTTAAGATTTCTTGTTTCTTGTTATCTTGATATAATTTTGTTAGATGTAATGTATCATTAAATGATATCATGTATATGGAGTAATTACATCATACTTACTAAATCTCCAGCTTGTACTAACACTTTTTAAATCCATTTGATCAGTGTATTGAGCTTGATTGGCTGATTGTATTTCATATGGAATACAATTTTTATATTCATATATTTTTCTTACGACAGGAGCATCTGCGCCCGGAGAACCAAATAATACTGAACTAAAAGATTTTCTAGATGTAATTTGTTGTTTGGATAAAAAGAATACTGTTACGTCAGTTCTTAAGTTTATATCTTCTAAATCTCCATAAACGCTGTATAATTGAATCCATGGTCTAATTATAGAATCGACGAAACTTATATTACTTTCTGAAAATTGTATATTTAAATCTGTGTCTGGGTACCTTCTACCTGTCATAAATGGGCCAACAGGTAATAACCCGTTAATACCGCTATTATTGGACTCGGAGGCAGCAAACGCTTTTTCAACGGTTAAATCAACCCCGTCTACTAAAAACATATAACCATTTATAAGTTTTTTAAATACATCTTTACTTTTATCCAGACCTATTGGACCGTTCGTATTAGCTCTCAACCCAGTTCTGTTAACGTACTCCTCGGTTAAGTTTTCTGGGAGGTTTTGTATGTTAACTAGGAAGAAATTACTAGCCGCAGGAAATGTTGTGAAGTCCTGTAGAAGCTCGTAAAAAGAATCTCTTAAACGTTTAGCTTCAGAGTTTCTGAGTTTAATGTCCATTTAAATTATTTAGGACAATTAACCTAATACAGCACCAGCTAATTTACCAATAGCATTAACCGCGGTATTAAGTTCATTATCGCGTCTAAAGAATTGGTATGCGCATTGTATAGTAACATTAGCGACATCGCCTGAGCCAGTCATAGTATAGCCGATATCTCCACAATTAACAGGAAATACACCAAACAGCTTGTATGTACGTAATACTTCAAACTTAGTATCTAACTGCGCAAGAGTAATAGTGCTATTATTGTGGAGAACCCCGTCTCCTGTAGTTGTTTCATCGTTATATGTCTCGGTAATCCAATTCTCAATCGCGATACGAGCGTTTGTTGTTGCGTCACAATAAAAATCAATTGTGTAAGCGTCGCTATCGTTATATGAAACAGTTCCAGGGATACGGAAGTTAAAACCATTATACGGGACATCCTTTGTCGCTATTGACTTACCCGGGAGGGAAGCAGCAGTAGCATACACTAAGTCATCTTCTGTAAAAACAGAAACTCCTTTGTTTGATACATCTAATACACGAAACTGAAAGTCTCGTGCAAAGTCTCGTGTTTGTGCGACCTTATAAAAGTCCTGTATAGTTTGTTTAATATCAGCCATGATGTTATAATTATTTAGGTTTTACTTATTATTATTGACCAACTATCTCCTCAAAATTAACATCTGTGTTAACAGCGTAGAAGTTAACAAGTATAAACTCTGCAGCACGAACTGGTTTCAAATAGATATCTACTCTTAACTCGTTCTGGTCAATAACGCTAGCAGGATTATTTCTATCATCACAAACAATCAGGTAATCATAAACACCTTCTGTTTGTTTGCAGTTTTCGAAAATAGGTGTTAATGTATTAACAACCTTAGTTCTAGTTAAAAATGTGTTAGGTTCAAAAATAAAGAACTTCAACGTCTCTCTTGTTCTCTTCTCAAGATCGAGGAATAAGCGACGTACATTAACTCTATCAAAGGCAGTTGGCTTACGTTGTAATGTCTTCTGACCAAATACAACAATACCTTCTGCTGGGAATTGAGTCACTGGGTTCATTGCAATTCTATATAATTGATCTCTTTGTCTTAACGTCGGGCTAATTGCTATATCATCTACCCCTGTAACAATACCTCTGTTGAAACCTGCAGGAGCATACCAAGGAGCAAAGTTAGCATCGTTATTAGCATAAATCTTAGCAGCTACTCCAGAGAATGGAATCCAAATCTGTTTGTCGCTTGTACTATCATATACCTTAGCCCAGTTACCATAAGATGTTGCGAAATTACTATTTGCAAAACTAAATTGATGTCTTAGCGGCCAATAAACATGCTTACTAAAGAATTTCGTTTTATCATCAAGAACCTTACTATTATCGCCTTGAACAAAAATAGGTCTCAATACGTCAGCAATGAATATATGATCTTTTCTTGTTTGACGAGCAAATGTTTCAAATCTGTTAAATACAGTTCTATAATCATCTCTATACGTAGTGAATGACGTACCAGCCATGTTATCCGAAGATGTATAAAAACCAGTTCCTGTCGTAGCGTTACCAATATCAACGAAATCTGTATCAGTAAATGTACTAGCTTTACCAAATGTGTGTATAGTACCTAAACCAGCTTCAACAGCAACATCGATTGTAAATAAATCTACATTGCTAGCAATGTTAAACACTCGATCTAATTTATCAGGAATACTGCCAATGTTTTTATTAGTAGAATCGTTTTTAGTATCTTTATAATTACCTAACGGGAATAGACCTTGTGAGGTAACAGTTGTTCCTGTATGTCCGAAATCATAATTTTTACCGAGAGCGGAAGTACCTTCTCCTGCAAACGCTTTTAAGATAGCTGCATTTGCTGTACCAGTTGTTTTTAATGTGCGTACGAACTTAGTAGGAACATCTCCTGAGGTGGATGTCCATGTACCTGAATTAGTACTAATATTAGGATTAACTAGAACTTTAATGTTTGGAGAATTATTTTCAACATCTCCTATGAAAAAGGACTTCTGCGCGCCGCCATTTTCATTTTGAATTTTGCGGAAAGAATTTAATGAACCAGTATAACCTTCAGCGAGGAAGTTTGTTAGTTCTAAATCAGAATTACCAAACGGAGTATTACGTATTTTGAAAACTCCGATGTTAATTGTATCAATAAACTCAGCACCATCAATGTCGAATTTTGAAAAGGTCTCTAATGTTCTACTTATACTAGATTTAGAATCGCTAGCTTGGGTACCACCTGTGGCACTCAAAGTAAAACCTAATCGTGATGTAGGTACTGCAACATAGTCACTTGATGGCTTAATATCTCCATTTGTTGTTGTAGTTGTATATAATTGTTGTACAGCATCAAAATCGGTAGTTGGGTTTACGTTACTTTGATCGGATATACCAACATAATAACCTTCAAAATTATTATTAATAGTGGTGTTACCTGTATTCAAAACTACTATACCAG